GGCCGGCGTATATGGTGCGGCCAACCTCTATAACCGCGCAGGGCCGGCCATTGCGCGCCAGCTTACCGGTGCGAAGAAGAAAACCACCTTGGCCGATATGGCTGGAGCGGGGGAATAATGCCTCAAATCCCTTTCGTCGGCGCAAGCTACCGGGAACGCAGCAAGAACCTGGACACGCAGGCCTGTATCAACTTTTTCCCGGTGCTTGGTGAATCCGGCACGGCTAAGGCTGTTGCGGCGCTGTATGGCACGCCAGGCACACGAAAACTCGTCCTGCTGGATGATGCGCCTGTGCGGGCAATCCATGTACCTACCGATGGTGGCCAGCTTGTGGTTGTCGCCGGCGGCAGTGTGTATCGTGTCAATGTGGGGCGCACCATCCCGACGACAGTAACGAAAATCGGCAGTATGGAATCTGGTGTTACGCCGGTAGCGATCACTGACAACGGCTTTGAAGCAGTTATTGCAGCCGGAAGCAAAGGTTATTCTGTTGATCTTTCTGCAAACACCGTGACGCAAATCGTTGACCCAGCATTCTATGGTTCGAACAGCGCCGATATCCTGAACACCTACATGATTTTCAATCGGCCGGGAACGAACCAGTTTTACATTTCAGGTTCGAATGCAGTGACGTTTGACGCACTTGAATTTGCCAGCGCGGAGAGCAACGCGGAGCCGATTGTGCGCCTGCTGGTGAACCACACCGATGTGGTAATTTTCAAGAAAACGGTGTCGGAAATCTGGCGCGCCAGCGGGAATGCTGATTTCCCATTCGCCCGAGACACCAATGCCGCAATCGAGCAGGGCTGTGCTGCGCCTTGGTCCGCCGTCTCGATGGACAATTCCGTGTTCTGGATCGGCAATGCAGCGGAAGGCGGCGGTATTGTATGGCGCCTGGATGGCTATACGCCGCGGCGAGTATCAACTGACGCCATGGAATTTGCCGTCGCCTCCTATGGCGATATTTCGGATGCTGTTGGCTTTGCGTATCAGCAGGAGGGGCATACCTTCTATATGATTAGCTTCCCGTCCGCAAATGCGACATGGTGTTATGACGCGGCAACGCAGCTCTGGCACCAGCGCGCATATCTGAAGCCCTCCACTGGCGTACTCGGACGTCATCGTTCGAATGCGCATGCCTATTTCGGCGGACTGCATGTCGTCGGTGATTATGAGACTGGTGATCTTTATGCGCTGGACCTGGACTATTACAGCGACGGTGGCGACCCGATGCCATCGATTCGTGCGGCCTCGCATATTGCCGGCCCTGATTATTCATGGATCATCCACAATCGGCTGCAGATCGACATGGAAGTAGGGTGGGGCCTGCAAACCGGCTATGCCAGCAATCCGGCAGCAATGCTCGATTGGTCGAATGACGGCGGCAACACCTGGAGCAACCAACACCATGCCTCGATTGGCGTGCAAGGTGACTATGGCGCCCGAGTGCGCTGGAACCGCTTGGGCCGCGCGCGTGATCGCGTGTACCGCGTAACCATCAGCGATCCAGTTAAACGCGTCATCATCGGCGCCACACTGAATCCGGAGGAATGATGGCGACTCTTAATCTTTTCCCGGCTCGCGTTGCAATCGGCACTGTTCGTGATGACGGTTTCGTAATGATGACACCGGAGTTCTTTCGGGCCCTGACCGATCTTCTGCAGCGTGTTGGCGGGCCGTCTGGAAACGACATGGGCGAGCTGGAAGCCTTGTTCAGTATCGAAACAGCTGATGCCGGAACCAAGGGTGCCAATGCTGCAGCTCAAGATGCGCTTTTATCGGCTGAGTTTTCCCATGATGGACAACTATTTTCGCAGCTTGCAGCAAGGATCGAGGCGCTGGAAACTCAGCTTTCTAACCAAGCGGATGCCATGGCACAGGCGACCCAAGCAAAAGCATATGCGGAATATGCCCAGATAGAATATTCGTTTGCCGTGCCTCCTGTCGATTGGGAGCATCCTGGGAAGATCGGAGCGAAGACAGCGAATACTGGCGCATTCACATTGTTCGGCTGCAATGGGAAGGCACCACAAACATCATTTGCACTTGGCGCAGCAGCTACTGACTTGCCAACGGTAATCGCCCTGGCCAACAATCTTCGGACTATGTCCATTAACAATGGGATCGGATCATGAGTGTTACTCCATATATTTTCGACGGCGGCGCACTGACCGGTGCAGCCGCAACGCAAGGAACCACTGTGCCGGCGCTGACAAAACGCGTCATTAAGGCGGCCACGCTGACCAATACGACCGGCGCCCCGATTGCCGCGACAGTCTATTTGGTCCCGTCTGGCGGCACAGCAGGTGCTACCAATACCTATATTTCGGCGCGACCTATCGCAGCCGGAGAATCCTATCCATGCGGTGAGTTGATCAACCAAGGATTGAACCAGGGCGGCACAGTGCAAGCTCTCGGGAATGGCCTGACGTTCAAATACACTGCAGTCGAATTCGTTTAAGGAGCAGATATGGCACTTTCATTGATGCCGCTGCCGAAGCAGCACTATTCCGGAATCGCTGGCCTTCCGCTGGTCGGTGGCAAGGTCTATACCTATGCCGCCGGCACAGTAACGCCCAAGCAGACCTTCAGTGATGCGGCCGGGACGATTCCACAGACGAATCCGATTATCCTCAACGCCCGCGGTGAGCCGGCCAGTGCTATCTACTGGTCTGGTAACTACAAGGTCGAGGTGCGTGACGCTCTGGACAATCTGATTTACACGGTCGACAACTACAATACCGATCCGCTTGGATTCGCCGGCCTGTCGGATGCTGCAGATCCGACGAAAGGCGATGCGCTGATTGCGGTGAAGCGCACGACTGCAAACGCAGTGGCGACCACGCAGCACCAGGTGAACGAATATCGTGAATTCCTTCCGGTAGCGGACTTTGCTGCCATCGGCGATGGTGTCGCTGACGACTCCGCAGCAATTCAGAAAGCTGCATCCTCTGGCTCTGGTGTGGATCTCGGTGGAAAAACTTACCTCTGCACTTCGAAAATCCTATTTTCCACCGCTGATACGATTTTCCGCAATGGAACGCTGAAATTCAACGGACCGAACACCTCGCGCCTGGCCGATGTAACCGCCAACAATGTGACCTTCCAGAATGTCGCGTTTGATGGCAACCTCAAGCAGCCGCGTTTCGCGATGATTTACGTTGATACGAACGTTGTACGTCCGCGATTCTTCGAATGCACGTTCCGAAACCTGCTTGGCAATACCTATGGTTCGAATACCTTGAACCAAATGTATGCGCTGAATATCAATCCTTATGCGGTGGCAGACTTCGAAATCAAAGATTGCCTGTTCCAGAATATCCGTAAATACAACGATGGCTCTATTGTCCCGGCCGCTGTTGGTCTTGGCTTTGTTGGTGGTGTGGTGTTCCTGCCAGAAGATGGGGGCGACCCAGCAGCAGCACAACCAACACCTACGCGCGGCCAGATTGCAGGCTGTACCTTCAATATCGTGCAAACCATCCTAGCGGGCGGCCTGACAGACAACGATGTCGCATTGTTTGATGATGGTGACGCGATCCGTACCTATATGGGCTCTGGAGCCAAGCGCCTCAACGTCAGCATTTCGGATTGCCAGTTCATCGCATGTAGCAAGCGTGCTGTGAAACTCCGTGCCTCCGGTGGTAGCTTTACCGATTCGCAGATCTATGGTGACCTGCTGCCCTATGGCATGGTGTCGCCAATCGACACGGCCAACAACTGCTCAGTGTCGAATATCAAAATCTTCACCAGTAGCACCAAGCCATGCCTGAAAGTGGCCACATACAATATCACGGGTGACGCTGTGAACTATGAGTCAACTCTTCGGGACATCTTCGCCACGCATTGCAAGACCGGCGTGGAGCTTACTCCAGTGGCTGGTACAGATACTCTGGAGAACGTTGTTCTGGATGGTTTGGATTTCCCAAACTGCTCTGCTCTTGGTGTGGTACGCTCTGGCGTAGCTCCGGCACGCTCCCGTAATCTGCGCCTCTCCAACGTAGCTATTGTTGCTGACGGGAATAATTGCCAGGGGCTGTTACTGAATGCCGCTACGGACTCCTCTAACGGCTGGACCCTCAGCAACGTCACTCTGACAAACGCCGACGCGGTCATCGACGGTGCGAATAATGTTGTTGACTTGACTGTGAACGTGATTAACGATACTTTCGCCGGATCGTCTGCTGGCGCGGAGCTCGTGAAGTTGTTCTCTACAGGCGCTGGCGGGTTCAACCAAATCGACAAATTGGTGCTGAACTGCCCAGGTATCGCCAATGCGTACATCAATGGCACTCGTACACGTCTGGCGCTCATCCGTTCTGACAACCTGGACGCGAACAACATCAATATCGTTGTACCAGATACGCTCGCAACCAGTGGCCAGCATATGGTCATCTTTGGCAACGATACTCATGTGGATGGCCTGTCGTATACCGGCACGGGTACGCTGTCCATTGGTGAGTTGGGTAACAGCCAGCGATTTTCCATGAAGAACGCAATTCGTAAGGGTGGCGGCGCGTGTACACTGCCGTTCTTCAGTTTGTCAAATAGTAACAGCGCGTTCTACGAATTCATTAACCTCACGGACTTCCGACCAACTACGGCGACGTCTATCATCGCCGCAGGCGCGACGAACGGCATCGCAGGTAATATCCAGACGCGCTCCAGCAACGGCACGCCAGCAGCAAGCGGGGTGGCGAAGACCTTCAACCTCAACACCTTCTAAAAGGAAAAAGCATGAAGAAGAAACTGAATATGGGCACTGGCGCCGGAGGCGGTCAGCAACGTCCACCAACCGAGCAGAAGTCGACCACGCCGCCGGCTAAGAAAAAGTCAAAATGAACACTTGGCGCGCACGTGGCCTGATGCTGGCGGTAATCGTTGGCATCATGGTGCTCCACCGGCTCCTTACTGGATCGGTGGAGAACACGCCTACCGGCATGCTGCTATTCCATGGCAGCGCAATGCTGTGCGATTGGCTTCTGCTCTGGCTCGTCACGCCAATGATCCTACAAGGCCGCTTGCTGGACTGGTCGCAATGGTTCCTCGTTGCGTTCATGGTCGGTAATGCGGCCGGCTGGCTTCTGTATATGAGCTACGCACCGCCCAGCATCTACAACACTTATATGTGGGTTCTGACCGTTGCGCAGTTGGCCTGTTTCTTTATCCCTGACCGCACCGATGAAGACAATACTACTGATCGTCCTAGGGTCGATATGGTTCGCCATCGGCATATTGGCAGCGGTCGCAACCATTCTTGAGCGAAAAAATGATGAACGACGAAAGCACTCGATCCGTGATTGAAAACGCTATCTCCAGCACGAAGATTTCAGCGGCTATTGCGGCTGGAACCACTGGGATAGGAGCAGCTGCACGCATGGAATTAATCCAGGGCTGGCTGTCCATCATTTCGATGTGCGTCGGCATTGTCACCGGCCTGCTTATCGCCGGCTGGTGGGCAATCCGTGTGGAAAAGGCCTGGCGCGAACGCCATACAAAAGAACACAAGGAGTAAATCATGACACCAGAACGTTTCTATCGGACTGCCATCCGGCCGGCACTGGCTGAACTGTCACGGCTCGGTATTCCAGACACGCCATTCAGCGCGCGTATCGTATTGGCCATCGCGTTGCAGGAATCGAATCTAACGCATCGTCGCCAGCTGACCAGCAACGGCAAGGAGGCGGGCCCGGCATCCTCCTTTTTGCAGTTCGAAGTAGGCGGCGGCTGCAAGGGCGTCCTGAAGCATGACAAAACCGGCCTGCTCATGACGAAGATGTGCGATGCCTACAACGTGCAGGCCGACGCGCTGCACCTGTGGGAGGCCATCCAGTTTAACGACGTCCTGGCCGCTATCGCCGCGCGTCTGCTGATCTTCACGCTGCCCGATAAGCTGCCAGCGACCGCTGAACAGGGTTGGGCCCAATATATCGAGGCGTGGCGCCCTGGCAAGCCGCATCCTGACCGCTGGGAGAACTGCTGGAAGATTGCAACCGAAACCGTGGGGATTGTGTGATGGACTGGAAAGCACTTATCGGCACCGTGGCGCCATGGATTGCTACGGCTTTGACCGGCCCTCTGGGTGGCCTGGCGGTCGGCGCCGCAGCTGATGCACTGGGCCTGTCCGAAAAGACAGAGTCAGCGATCAAGCAGGCGATTTCCGGCGTGACGCCAGAGCAGATGCTGGCTCTGAAGAATGCCGACCAGGCTTTCCAGATCCGCATGCAGGAACTCGGCTTTCAGGAAATCAAGGCGCTTGCGCAAATCGCATTCCAGGACCGTGACAGTGCCCGCAAGCGCGAGTCGACCGTAGGAGACAAGACCAACCGCAATCTGGCCTACACTATCATTGCCGCCTTCATCGCGATGGCAATCGGTACGCTCATGGGCTGGGCCAAGGCAGATTCGGTGCTGGCCGGTACGATCATCGGCTATCTATCAGCCAAGGCCGAACAGGTGCTTTCGTACTACTTCGGCAGCACCAGCGGAAGCGCTGAGAAAAGCCGTCTGCTTGCTCAATCAAACCCGCCTAAAGGATCACCATGAAAAAAACACTCTTGGCCGTCGCGCTGGCGGCGGTACTCTCGACCGCCCAGGCTCAGATCACCAATACTCAGATCTCAGTTATTGCGCCGGCCACGCAAACCGCGGCGCAGATCAACAGCACGGACCAGGTCAACCAGTATTACCGCGGCCTGCACCTGGTCGTGACCGTCACCGGCTACGTCTCAGGCAACTACACGCTGACGCTGCAGGGTAAAAACCTGAACACCGGCAGCTATTACGATCTGCTGGTAGGCACAGCCATCAGCGCCAATGGCCAGACGATCCTGAAGCTCTATCCTGGCATTCCAGGATCTACCAATGGCGCGGCATCCGACTTCCTGCCGCAAATCTGGCGCGTGCAACTGAATGGCGCGGCCAGCCCGAACATGACGATTTCCGTTGACGCTATGCTTGCAGGGGGCTAACCATGATCAAATTCACTTCCCGGCTTCTGCTCGCCTTTATCCTGGCGCCGCTGCTGGCGCTGGGCCAGACCAATACCTACAACGTCCAAGATAGCCAAGCCGTCGCCATCGAGGCAAACCGCATCAACCAGAACATTGGGGCGGTGCCGGGCTACACCCGCGTGGCGCTGCTCGGGCACAATCCTGATATCCCAAGTGCGAGCGCCGAAGACGTATGGGAGGGCGGCGGTAATTACCCGCTGCTCGCCGCGGCAAGCCAGCTTGAAATAGTCTCGACAGCAGCGACAGATACTGCGGCCGGCACAGGCGCGCGCACGGTCCTGATACAAGGTCTGGATGCGAACTGGCTAGCTATTTCGGAGACTGTGACACTGAACGGCACCACTCCAGTGACAACCGTCAATTCCTACCTGCGCGTCAACTTGCTCACCACCACCAGCGCGGGAAGCAGCGGCGATAATGATGGTGATCTGACGCTGCGTGTTGTGGGTGGTGGCACAATTCAGTCCATTGCACGTGCAGGCTATGGCTTCGGCCGCCAGGCGGTGTACACGGTGGCCGATGGCACCTCGTTATTCTGCGGCAGCTTCAACTTCACGGTATTCACTCCAAACAACACGATTTTTTCGGCCGTGTTTGGTATCCAGCAGGTATCCGGGACTGGCAACAAGCGCATCCCGATCGAGTTCCAGGTTACGTCACAGGTTCCCTATTTGCATCTTACGCAATTCGGCCTGAACTTCGCCGCGCGCACAACGGTGATCCTACGTGTGACTAGCACCGGCCAGAACTCAACCAACGTGACTGCCGCCGCCGAGTGCATGCTTATCGCTACCGGACAGATCCGGAAATAAAAAAAGGGCCGCAATGGCCCTTTCTTCACCTGGGCATACCTCGCCCGATAACGTAACCGCATAGCGCTGAAACGACTATCACGATGAAGATTGTCATGGCTATTCTCCTTGCATGATCCAGTTTCGGGCCTTTTCGACAAGCCATAGCCCATCGCGATTTCCCATCCCGGAACTGAAAAACACGAAATCGCCTTCCGAATTTGTGCCAATTATCAAGCACTCAACCATATCGTCATTATTTGCTGATTCGATAGTTGTTTCTACGGTGCGCCCATCACGCGGCGCTAAGACATGAAGCTCAGCCATATTTCTCCTTTCAGCCTGGCAGGCCGCTGGTATCGCTTGCTTGGCCCTGTGGGGCGAGAATGGCAAGGACGTCTTGCAGTGCAACAAATTTCGGGTCATATGCAGGATGATTATACGCTGCAATAAAATATGTTCGCAGCCCCTCCACGCCCCGCTGTATTTCAGCAAGGCGGGATTCGGCCTGCTCAGCGCGTTCTCGCATAGCATCCCATGCATTGTCTTTCTGGCGCAGTTGATCGTAGAGGCTGGCAACATCTGCAATTGCCTTGTCGGCCAACACATTGCTTTCGGCTAGCTTGGCGTCGATATAGCACGTGAAATCAGTCCACTTGATGTGACCGGAGATAAGATCAGCATTCGTCTTATCCTCGTGCTTCATCCAGATATTCAGCAGTCTATTAAATTCCCGATCATCCGCGATACTCGCCACTTGGCTATTGGTGGTGTTGGTGGTCATGGTTTTCTCAAAACAGTTCCAGGTTGTTCAGCTTTGCACGCCGGGTAGCGCGGGCCGTCTCGGCATGATGCTTTGCGTCGTAGCGCAGGTGGCAGCGCTGGCAAAGTGCTTTCAAGTTTTCCGGCTCGCAGTTCTCCGGCACGTGGTCCATGTGGGCGATGGTCAGGACGATATCGACCATGTTTTTCACGTAGTAGTCGCTCATGCGAACTTGGCCCAGGCTTTCGCCCGTGTTGGCGCAGTACACCTCGGCATCGTTCGTCATGTAGGTATCGGCGAATCGATCATCGCCGCGCGCAATGCGTTCGTAGTTCTTGACTTTGCATTGCTCGCAGCGGTGGCCGGCACGTTCCAGAATCGCGGCGCGGATCTCATCCCAATTCGCCGGATAGCGCGCCTTGTTTTCAGCCTTGATCGGCATTCTTCGCCTCAAATTCTTTGATTGGCGTAGCTAGGTCCGCGAATGGAAGACCTGGAATCGGTACAGCATTCACCACATCCCGTACTTCCAGTGATGGGGATGGGGTGGCGGCAGCAAGAACCGATCGCATCGCAGTGCGCAGGTCATCCTTCGATTTCTGCATGGTGAAATTCGCCATCTTCGTTCCGGTCGGCCGCAACACCGTGTTGATGTGCGTGTCGATCTGTTCATCCGTCAGCACTTCATCTTGTGCGGAGAGGGAGTGCTCGGCAAGGGCGATCAGTTCCAGGATAACTTCAGGGCTCGCAGCCGCCTGAAAGGATCGCAAATAAAACGGCCATTCACCAGGGTTCTTAGGCGCTCTCAACGCCACCTCTTTCAGCTTTTCGATTTGTTCCTTGTTCATGTTCTTCTTCCTTGTACTAGGGGGTTATTGGGTTAGTCGCTCAGGACATCTAGTCCGAAACCAAAAATGCACGATGCGAAAATCCAGCCTAGCCATGGGGCACCAAATATAATGAAGATGCCCCAGACGACCAGTGCAGGAATTAATGCGAAGATGAGCTTAGTCACCTTTCTCCTCGCTTCCCTTCGCTTGCGGTGCGTCTGTCGTTGGGGTGGATTGGCTGCGGCTGATATATGTGCCTTCGCGCTTGCGGCGGCTGACCAGGAAACGTTCATTGCGGCAGTCGTGAGGCACTTCAATGCATTCGGCTCGGTCAGTTGGATGATCCATGATCGGGCGAACGGTTCCCATCTTGCGCAGTAGCTTTGGTGCCATTTCTGGATTGGCGCGCAATGCGATTGTGACGGCATTGCGCCACATGTCCACGCCGGTATTGCTGCCCCAATATCCAGATGAATAGGAGATCGATTCACCATTCTCCTTTGCACTTTCAAACCATGTCATGGTGTTACAGGCTGGGCATGGCATGCTGACATCCTCAGGGTCGTACCCGTCGCAATCAGCATCCCACATGTAGCCATCGCCTCGGCACTCGATAGTGCCACCGTGCCAGTAGTTACACATTCCCCTTCTCCTTTGCTTGGCGCGCAGCGTCGATGGCGGTATCCAATTGCTCGCCGTGATTCCCGATCATCAGCGCCGCACGACCTCCATCATGAAGATCAGGCTTGCGCTTCCAAGCTTCGTCGCGCAGATAGCGGTAGCGCTCCGCATCAACACGATCCGCCTCTATCGTGGCTTTGATCACTTCGATAGGTTCCATTGTTAGGCCGCGCAACAAGCATTCGTTGTAGTCGGTCAGCCATTGACTGGCTTGCTTGCAGGTCATGCCGTCATGGTGTCCTGGGTGGTTATCGTGCGTTGGCTCTTTGTGTTCCGCATCCTTCGCATCGGCATTAGCCTCTGGCTGAGCGCGGCTCTGTGCTTCTGCCGTGGCTTTCCAGTTCAGCATCCCGGTGTAGTAACGTTCGATTTCTTCGGCGGCGTCGAGCATTACTTTTGCGGTTTCGTATGGCGTCACAAGGCGTTGCGCCAATTCTCGCAGGCGCTTGCTCAGGTCGGTCTGTTTCAGTTCGCTCATGGCTGGCTCCAAATTTTTATACATAATAGGTGGTAAAATTGACTTATGATTTTGTTCTATCGTTACCGTGTGAAATCTCTCACTGGCTGGTTAAACCAGAAGTCCAGGAAGGTTGATTTTGTCTGGAACTACTGCAATGATCGGCAAAAGGATGCCCTTCGCTTTGACCGAAAATGGCTCTCTGGTTTTGATCTGAATAGACTTACCACGGGAAGCAGTAAAGAACTTGGTTTGCATGCTGGGGCAATCAACGCAGTATGTGAGCAGTATGCAAAATCGCGGATAAAACAACGTCGCCCATATCTGCGATATCGTGGCAAAAAGTCGCTTGGCTGGCTCCCGATAAAAGGCCGTGACCTTTACAGGGTTGGCGATGATTTCCGATTTGATGGAAATATTTTCCGAGTGTTCAAGTCTCGGCCACTTCCAGAAGGAAAGATCAAAGACGGTACATGTTTCTCTCGGGACTCTCTTGGCAACTGGTATCTGAACATTGCCATTGAGGTCGAAGAAAATCTTGCGCGCTCCATCGGATCTGGTGTCGGAATAGATCTTGGGCTCAAAGATTTCGCTACGCTTTCCACCGGCGAGAAGATCGACAACCCTCGCCACTATAGAGCACTCGAAGATTTCCTCGCTAAGGCTCAGCGGGCCAGTAAGAAGCGTCAAACCAAGAAGATTCACGCAAAGATCGCCGCCCGCCGCAGCGACTTCATTCACAAACTCACGCATCGCATCGTGCACGAGTTCGACTACATCGCCGTTGGCAACATCAATGCGGCAGGACTCGCCAAGACCAGCATGGCAAAGTCCGTCAATGATGCAAGCTGGACGACATTCCGCAACCAACTCGCGTACAAGGCCATTAGGCATGGCGCTATGTTCGAGGAAGTCGATGAACGATTTACCACCCAAACCTGTTCTTGCTGCGGCTCCTTGCCGCCCGAGAGGCCGAAAGGTATCGCAGGTCTTGGAATAAGAGAATGGCAATGTAGTGATTGCGGAACGGTTCATGATCGTGACGTAAATGCTGCCGTTAATATTCTCCGTCGCGGACGTGCGACGCTTGTAGAAGGAACCTCTGACTTTTAGCAGAGGGGACGTCAAGGCTGGCTCCTGGTGGCGGCGAGTGCGGCCCGTACAAGTTCAATCTCATCGTTGCCGTAGATCGCCCATGCATCGTCTTTATTGACACCGCACTGATCCGACGAAAAATCGGACAGATAGCGCGCCATCTTACTGATCTGCTCATCACTCAGCACTGGTGCTGCTGTCGCTGCCAGGGCGGCGTCACTGCATACTTCGTGGATGATGGCTGCCAGCAATCGGCGAGGCTTGCTGTGTGGCGTGAGGTTGGTCGAGTGCGCGATTGCCATGTCCAGCGCGTTCAACTTCTTCGCGATTTCGTTCACCGGCAATGCTGGTGCTGGCTGTCGTGCTGCCTCGGCGCCTTCTTTCAGGTGATAGTAAGAACCGCGCCATGTGATGCGGTCGCAGTGATTCGGAACGGCCTGCACATACGACATGGTCATAGGCTTGATCTCCCCCACCGCTACACTGGTAGCCTTGGCGGCTTCGGTGGCGGCTTTGTAGCCGAGTGTGAAGCTTTCAAATTCCGGGTGATCGTCGCAATCGTCATGGAACATGAGTCCATGGATTTCACAGAATTTTTGGCGCATTTGGCTCATGGCTTCGGCTCCTGTACTGGAGCCGCTGGAAGTGGCATCCAGTGCGTAGGCTTGCTGCGCATCTTTCTCCAATGTGGCGATATCTCACTTTGCACCATTAATTCGCCAGCCGCGTCGGTAAAGCCTTGCACGCAGTAACGTCCGATCAAGTACAAGCGGGATGCCATATCCTTCGGCGCGGCCTCAATCGGCAACCATCCCGGCACTTCGCGTACAGGCGCTTGCAGTGCTGTGGATGGCAGCGAAGCCAGGATATCGGCCTTCACCTTGTCCATGCAGGCGATGAATCGTTCGAGCGTTTCCTGACTGTTCGTATCGAGAGCGTAGAACCAGTCCAGTCCGGTAACCTGCTTGATCAGCGTTGTAGCTTCGATGGTCTTTTCGCTGTACATGTCGATGCTCATTTCGCTCCGCCTTTCTTCGATTCCTGCATCGCCTTCCACCATGGGCGCAGGTAGATGCTACCCAGTGCCACGCCGGCCTTGCGCGCAGCTTCCGGCGCCGGGGTTCCTGCCTCAATTAGTTTCTGCGCTTTGTTCATCGCAGTACCCTGTTTGCCTGCCATTTTCTTCTCCTTTAAATCCGCATCATTGCGTACAGATCATTATAGTTAATGTTCGTGAAAACGCAAGCGATAAAAAAGCCCGACTAGCGGGCCTTTGCGGAGTGCTGTTGCTTATGCTGGCGGGTCTTCGACGTTCAGCCCGGTAGGGATTTCATCGGGCGAAGTCACGGCGCCCTTGAATGCGCGTTCGGCTTCGGCGCGCGCTTCGCTCATCGGCTCCTGGCTGAGCAGATCGGCCTGCTCGAAGTTGTCCTTCTTCTCTTCTTCGGCCGCCGCTTGCAGACTGATGCTCACCGTCTGGCGCAGCATGCCGAACAGCGTTGCTGCGTCCTGTGGGTCAATCTCGCCCATCTGGAAGCGGATTTGCAGCTTGGTCGTGCCGCCTTCCAGTAGTTCCAGCTTGAACTTGTTCGCCTTACCCTGGATGATGAAATCGCCGTCCAGATCATCATGAATGGTCAGCACGGCGCGTGGCAGTTCGGTGTCCCAGCTAAACGCCGACATCTGCGGAAAGCGCAGGTTTACCAGGTGGTCCTGCTCCAGGTCCATCTGCTTGTCGGCGGTGTAGAAGACCTCGCGCAGCTCGGCGTGCAACTTGTTCAGCACCGAGTTGTGCAGGCTCAGCTCCAGCTTCAAATCGCAGGCCGGCTGTTCCTCATCGCCGTGCAGCTCGGTTCGGGTGTTCAGGTGCGCCAGTAGTGCGCGCTCTTTGTGCAGGTAAAAGTCTTGCATGTCGTTCCTTTAGGTGGTGGTGAATTTGGACTGCACCGCTGCAATATGACGCTGCAGCGCGGCGCAGATGCGGGGGAAATCGGATTCGTGGTACAGCTTTGCCGCCTTGTCGGTTGCGGCCGGCGCGAAGCCCAGAGACGAGACGAAATCGGCGGTCACGGTGAAGCCCAGACGCTCGCTGATCTGGCCCAGGCGCAGGGTAGGCAGTGTTGGAATAGCGTCGGCCTTGAACGATACCAGCCCGCCAGCGAATGTCGCGTCCACAACATCGGCACCAGGAGTGGACATATCTACGGCGAGAACTGGAGCTGCGGCAATTGCTGCCTTTTCTTCTGCTGCCTTACGCGCGGCTTCCAGCTTCTCTGCTTCGACCTTCTTCTGCGTATCGATACGGCTAGACACCAGCAGCTTGAAGTCGTCATCGCCTTTCTGGATGATGGTTTGCAGGTCGGCGAACAGTGCTTCATAGCCCGTCGCTTCCATCTTGTACCAGTTCAGACGCGCGCGGATGCCAGAGGCCAAGGTATCAACAGCGATCTTCCCAGCTGCCAGTTCGGTATCGACAGCGTTTTGCAGGCTCTCCAGTGTGCGCTTGTTCTTCATGACGCCCGAGAAGTCGCGTGCATCGAATACAAGGCGCAGCGGGGAGATTTCCTGCTCAAGTGCGTGAACGTGATCGCGGAAGGCCTGTACTGCCTTCAGGTGGATAGCCGACTTGATGGCTTCCTTCTTCGCCTTGATTTCCTTTTCCAGGTGGATGCGTACTTTGGACAGCTGGTCGTCGGCATCCTCCAGCGCGCGGATTACTTCGTCAATGCAGGCCACCTGGCCCAGCACCTGCTCTTTCGCGGCGGCGATGCGGCGCTCGGTGTCGGCGCAGTTCTTTACCACGGCTTCTGCATTGGCAAAGTCCTGATCTGTTTTCAGGTCGGTGTTGATGCTGGCCAGGTAGGCCGACAGGCGTTCCTTGAAAGCCGGCATGTTGCTGGCTACAACTTCCCCACGAATCTGTACAGCGATAGCCGGCAGGGATTCAACGGCTTCCGCTACGGGCTTTTCTGTGACCTGTGCCGGAACATAGGCTGCGATATCGGATTCCAGCTGCGTCCAGCCGGCCAGGATTTCGCGGCGTAATTCGAAGTCGGGAATGTACCAACAATGGTATTCCTCAATCAGTCGATCACCGTCCCACTTAGATGCCATGAAAAGAATTTTCTCAGCGCCAGACACCATGCATTGCTGCTCCATCTGGACGCGATACATCTTCGGCAATTGATGGCCTTCGCAACCTGGCGCCATCAGCGTGCGTAGTTCATCGTTCAGAGACTTGTGTTCTGAGCCAATGAACTGGTCTAAAGTCAGTCCATCAAAGGATGCAGAATACTTGCCTTCGGAGCCGACGACTGGATACAAATCTTCGCCGATTATGTCCTCGGCCAGAGGACGGGCCAGGGCTTCATAACGGTGGCCGTCATCGAAAATGCGCTGTGTGATTGGGCCAATCTCCGCAGTCAGGCCCGTGGCAATTTCGCGAATCAAGTCGGAGCGTGTCCTATAGGCAGAACAGCCCAGCATGGCCGGCGCGTCACTGGCGTTGAAATGGTTCTTGCGGTAGGCGTGCCACTCTGGGCTGCCTTGAATCAGGGTATGGACTTGCATGGGGTTCCTTATTCTGGTTGTGGTTCTTCGGGTTCAGGCTGCGGTGCCCAGGAGCGGATAGACTGCTTCTGCTCTTCGGTGAACACGGCGCGCGTGCTCAGGAAGGTAATCAGTTCTTCGGCCGTTTTGCGATTACTTGTCACGATCTTTCGCCACTCTGGTGACTTGTCAGCGAACAGCTCAGGTGTGCACTCTGGCAGGTCATGAACGGAGCGCTGCACGACTTCTGCGGCGCCCATGTCCTTCTCAGGCGTCGGCATGTCCTGCGCCTCCTCCACCGTCAGCATGCCGCCGATGGCGCCAGGGAAGACGGCACGCACACCTTCAGCGATGCACCTCGCGCGCAGCATGGCCTTCGGGTAGTTCTTCCAGTTGTCCTTGCCAGTCAGTCCTGCCTTCTTCGCGTCCTCGAAAGTCCATTCAACTTTCAGCGATCCGCCCTGCTTATGCGAGAACACGCCACATGCGCGGCTGGGCGTGATTTCTTCCCATGCCACGCTGCCGCCTGCCGCCTGGAAGCGTGCCAGGATGGAGTGCGTCTTGCGTGCCGGGCGGCCCTGCACAATGTCGAAGTCTTGAATTGCGGTCATCGGGTGCAGACCTTCAGCCTGGGCTAGCAGCATCAGGCTCATGGCTTGCGATTCGTCCTTGGCGCCGAACAGCTTGGAGCGCACGATATAGCTCGACATGCTCTCCATTTCTTGGAACGGTACGATATTGCTCACTTGGTTTTCTCCTTGTTGTGGTTACAGACTTGCCCAATACCCCAGCACCAGCGCTACCGGGATCAGGATCAGCAGCAGCGCGGCGCGGTTGGTGGATTTTGTGGGAATGCGCTTAATCATTGGCTTTCGCCTCTTTTTCGGCCAAGCGCTTCATGTCTTCCATTGCCAGTTCATTGCTCAGGAAGAACTGGCCAGGATTGATCTGATAGCCGCTTTCACGGTAAATCAGCATTGCAGCCAGCGGGGTATCGTGGAATTTCTCCAGCGCTTTACCTTCTGGGCCGGCCAGATGCACAACCCATCCTGCGCGGCAATGCGTGGTATCGCAGATATGCCACGAAGACATATCCAGCGCTTCTGGCGAGGCGGTAACAGCGGCATAAACAACTTGATGGATGTTCTCAATTTTCGGGATATCCGGCACGGTGGTTTCTTCTTTTTTAACGCCCGAGCAGTCCGAGCAGTACGAGCAGCGCGAGCAGCCCGAGCAGCGCGAGCAGTACGAGCAGCGCGAGCAGCGCGAGCAGTCCGAGCAGTCCGAGCAGCGCGAGCAGTCCGAGCAGTCCGAGCAGCGCGAGCAGCTCGAGCAGTACGAGCAGTCCGAGCAGCGCGAGCAGCGCGAGCAGCGCGAGCAGTACGAGCAGCGCGAGCAGCCCGAGCAGTACGAGCAGCGCGAGCAGTTAATACAATTCTTGCACTCCTTCAAAGAGGCAAGCGCTTCGCGTGCCTTTTCTTCGCTGCCGAAATATTCGATGCTGCATTTATTGCCATTGCTGTCTTCAATCCATGTAGCCATTTCATTTTCTCCAGTGTTTAAGGTGCGTTGCGATTTGCGCGGATCTGCGCAAGTTCTTCGTTGATCTTGTGATACAGCTCGGAGCGGTTCCAGTGCTGACCGGCGCTCAGTTCTTCAAGGCGGCGTTCAAAATACTCGCGTTCCTGGTCGTCGATGCGGTCTTTCAAATCATTGTTCAATTCGTTCTCCGTGTTAAGCGATGATGTCTGCACCGCTTACTACCGACACGCCACCAGGCAAACGGATTTCCCACATGCCATCGAAGTAATGACGAATCACAGTGGCATCAAAGCCGGAATATTTCACTTGCTGGCCTTGTTTGAACCAAGTCGGGTTCCAGTAGTCAGGGCGCATCTTCTTCTCCAGTTATGCGCCACGGTGCGGCGCTATGAATGGAATATTAGTCCACTCATCAAATGTCCGTCAAGAAGAATTTGCATAAATATTTTCATTGCACTTCCGTGATTGTTGCAGTAATCTTCCAAACATCAATTCAACGAAAGGAGTAAAAATGTCGCAAGATGACCTGCAATATGTGGTCGCAATGCTGAAGGAAACCAACCTGAAGGCAGTCGCTGAAAAGGTCGGCCTTTCCTACCGAACCGTGTGGGGGATCGCGAACGAATCGAACAAGGCGCCATCTTTCACGACCGTGCGCAAGCTGGCCGAATACTTCCGGGGGAAGGCGTGAACCGCTCGCCCTACGCACCGCGCACGTTGATCTTGAAAGACGAAGCTATCCGTGAACGTGCCATTGCTGTGATTCGCAACCTGCCAATCGACGCACTGGAGCCTCTGCAGATCGTCGTGAGCGACTATAAGCCTCCGCGCAAGAAGTCGCAGAATGACCTCATGTGGAGCGGTCCATTGAAAGACATGGAAGAGCAAGCCTTTCTTGAGCAGCGTCGATATAGCGCAGATGTTTGGCATGAGTATTTCAAGGAGCAGTTCTTGCCCGAGGAATTTGATCCTGAACTGTGCCGCGCTGGTTATGTGAAGTGGAAAGAGGCGCCGGACGATAAGCGAAGGCTGGTTGGCAGTACAACCATGCTGACGAAGAAGGGATTTAGCCTCTACCTGGAGCAAATCTTTGCCTTCGGTGCAAATCTCGGTGTGCAGTTTTCAGCCAATCCTAACGAGGTGCAACCATGAACCAAGCCTTAGACAAACAAGCCATCCTTGACCACTACCAGGGCGAACTGAAGGCGATCCATCCTGCCGAAGCTGCGCGCTCTGGCCTGCCTATCGTCTTCGCCGCCACCTCGCAAGATAAGCGCGTAATCGACCTTGTAGCTCAGTTCAATGCTGCGGACGAACGGGGCCGCGTCACAATGCTGCGCCTCGCTCAATGCATGCCCAAGAGCGTCAGCACCAAGGAGATTTGCCGGTGAAGCCAGCCGAATTCAAGCCCATGAAGCCGGCGCCAAAGGTCAGGCAGAAGCGCTGCAAAGTCTGCCGCGAGTATTTCACGCCGCGCACCAGCTTTGCCAAGGTTTGCGGCCCTGAGTGCTCGATTGAGTTCGTGGCACAGGAGAAGGCCAAGAAAGACCGCCAGGAACGCCAGAAAGGGCTCCAGGCTCTCAAAACGAAGCGGGACTACATCAAGGAGGCGCAGGTAGCGTTTAACGCCTTCATACGCCTTCGTGACCAGCTGGCGGGGTATCCATGCATTTCCAGCGGCAGGCCTCTCGACTGGTCCGGAAATGCTGTTGATGCAGGGCATTATCGAAGCATAGGCAGTGCGGCACACCTGCGCTTCAACGAGGACAACTGCCACGCCCAGAGTAAGCACGACAACCAGTGGAAATCCGGCAACGCTGTGGATTACCGCCTGGGCCTGATTGCTCGTATCGGCTTGGATCGGGTGGAAGCGTTGGAAGCCGACAACACAACCCAAAAGTGGACTGCTGATGACATCATCGCAATCCGTGACCTTTACCGCGCCAAGCTGCGTGAACTGAAAAAGAACAAACAGGAGGTGCTGCTGTGAGCCCACTCGAAATTCATCTGCTGCTGAACCTGTACACAAGTCCAGAGCCGAGCAAATGCTATCCGCTGGAGCAAGCAATGGCGCCAGCCATGGTCGAAGCACTGGATAAGTTTGAGCGTGTCGGCATTACGCAACGCGGCATCAACCATGACACGATCATGAAGCAGTGCTTCCGCCGTAAGAAGACAGAGCAGTTCCTGACTGAAAAGGGGATGCTGCTGATCAAACGCATGACGGAGATCGAACCATGAACATCTGGCCTTTCAACATTCCCGAGAAGCGCCGCATCGCTACTAGGAAGCGCAACGAAGAAGCTGCGCGAGTCAGCGTCAAGAAGTTGATCCGGATAGCCGAGGCTGACGCCCAAGCTGCTGCTGCCTTTGCGAATATTCACATTAATCTGGCAAATATTGCTCAGTCCAGGGCTGAATTTATCATTCGTCATTCCCAGGCCAAGGCCGCTTTGCGGCATGCTCAAGAAAAGCGAAGAGCCGCCGAAATGCAGGCTGAATTTGATGAATTGACACGCCGGTTTGAAGAGCGCATGAAAGGTAAGTTATGAAAATCCTCGAATACTTCCACCTCTTGGACCGCAACATGCCCAGACGCATCATGCAAGAGCGCCGAGGCCGAGGCCGCTTCGTCGGCTGGCTTGTAGCGCTGGCGATGTTCGCGCTGCTTGTGGCGCTGTGGTGGAACTGCTAAGGAGAACTGTGATGAACCGTGATGCTGATCTTAAAAAACTCTATGCCCAAATTCCTGTGTTCGAGTGCAAACCAGGTTGTCATGATTGCTGCGGCCCAGTGCCGATTGCCAAAGCCGAATGGAAGGCGATCAAGATGCATCCACGCCAGATTGGGGAAAGCTGCCTAGATTGCTCCTATCAGGTTGATGGTGGCTGCTCTATTTATAAAGATCGTCCATTCTTATGTCGTCTTTTCGGAGCAACAAATGCGGCGAAGATGAAGTGTCCACATGGCTGTGGGCCGGAGGTGCCACTAACGGAGCGGCAGGCAGATATGCTGACAAAAAAGTACCTGAGCATCATGGGAATGCAGCCAGCAGCAATGACTACCGATATCAATCTTGTTTCAATAAAGAAGAATTCACTTCGATAGTGACCGCTGCTTGTCGGAATTTGGTGGGGGTGCTGAAAAAGCTTGCTCGTACCATCGTGCTTTGGCACAATACCGGTGTCGGCGCGCAAAGCCCGACGCCCTTAAGCACCATCTGAATCCTGGCCGAGGAAGATGGATTACTGCAACATCAGGGGCGCATTGGAGAAGGGTGGATTTGCTGCCAAGCATTCCCCCCGAACCTGATGCGGGGTCCGGCCAGGACCCTTCCCCAATGCGCCTGGAAAGGTAACAAAATGTCCCAGAAATTCATTGTCGCAGGCCCGATTGCCGGCCTGTACCACGTCCTCTACAAAGTCCCCGGCACTATCGTTCACAGCTCGATTACCTGCGCTCCGTCCGAAAAGACGGCCCAGGACGAATGCGACCGTCTGAACGAAGAGCAGGCCAAGCACGGCCAGCAAGAGGTGGCCTGATGCACTTCTACAATCACCACATTGGCGACTTCCGTGCCGGATGCTTCAACATGACGCGAATGGAGCGCGCTCTGTATCGTGAAATGTTGGACATCTACTACGATACCGAACAGCCTTTGCCTGACTCGATGGATACCGTTTGCAAGTTACTGGGCGTTCGTGATGAAGCGGAGCGCAAGATGGTTGGTGAAATCCTGCTGCTCAAGTTTTCCCAGGTCGAAGGTCGCGGCTATATGCATGAACGCTGCGAAAGCGAGATTGCCGAATATCACGCAAAAGCAGAGGTTGCTCGTGCAAATGGAAAGCTGGGTGGACGTCCAAAGAAAACCCAGAATAAACCCAGCGGTAACCCACAGGAAACCGGATCGGAACCCAGCGGTAACCCAGAAATAACCGGATCACAAGCTAACCAGAAACCAGAAACCAGTAACCATAAACCAAAAGAGAGTAGAGGCACTCGGCTTGCCGAGGAATGGCGTCCATCTCCGGAGGACATTGCGTTTTGCAAAGCAAACCGCCAAGACCTGAAAGTTTCGGAAGTCTTTCAGCGCTTTCGCGATTACTGGATTGCCCAACCAGGGGCTAAAGGACGTAAGGCTGATTGGCCAGCTACTTGGCGTAACTGGGTACGGAACGAAAAGGCAGGCCCTGGGGGCGCTTCTGGTAGCACTGCTGCAATTCCACGCCGCGAGGTGGTGCTGTGATCGCCCCAGGTGCAGACGCAATCCTCAAGGCCCGTATGCGCGGCTACAAACCTGCTGACACGGTGGTGATTTCGCTGGTTGGGCCATTCGCGGTGCAGAACCCTACGGTGCAGCCAGAAGTCGGGCAGCGGTATGACTGGCGCTGGCTGAAAGACCTGAACGTCGCCCTGCTGATCGCTACTGGCATCGACTGGAAGCAAACCGCCTTCGACATAAAGCAGGCCGGACCCGAATACCTGTGCCTGTGGGACATTCACACGCACCGCGGCGCACAGGTGGTCTGGAGGCCGTATCAAACGCGTCCTGAATCGTTCAGCGTTGAGTTGAACGGATGGCACTTTGGCCTGGACTACAGCGCCTTTCACGAAGAAGACAACAAGGTTTTTTGGCAATGAACATCATCCCTGACAACATCGACTTTTCGCAGTACATGGAGGAAACCGAGCAGCACGCGGTGTACCCGGCATCCCACTGGACGAAGGCAACCAAGGAGGCGTTTTACCCGCCAGCCGATCAGCCGGTATTGCTGCCGCCCACCATGCTTTGGAAAAAGACACACGACAAGGTCAACTTTCGCCCTGGCGAGGTTTCGCTGTGGGCCGGCGTCAACGGCCACGGCAAGAGCATGTTCCTGTCCCAGGTGACGCTAGATCTGAACCAGCAGCATCAGCGCACGATGGTGGCCTCGTTCGAAATGCGGCCGGTGCGCCAGATGATGCGCATGAGCCGACAAGCATACGGCGACGGGAAGCCGAGCATCGATTTTATCGACAGCTTCGGTGCTTGGAACGATAGCCGCCTGTGGCTCTACGATCATGTCGGCGCGGTCGAATGGCGCAAGGTCATCGCGGTCATGCGCTACGCCCGCAAGCAGTTCGGCATAACGCAATTTGTCGTTGACAGCCTCATGAAGTGCGTCAAGGGCGAGGATGACTACAACGCGCAAAAGGACTTCGTGAACGCCCTGTGTGCCTTCGCCAACGACAACATGGTCCACGTGCATCTGGTGCACCACGTGCGCAAAGGCGAGAGTGAGCACAAGGCACCGGGCAAGTTCGATATCAAGGGCGCCGGCGCCATAACCGATCTGGTCGATAACGTGTTCATCGTGTGGCGTGACAAGAAGGCCGAGGATGACGACACGGCCATGTTCAACGCCCAGTTGGTGTGCGAGAAGCAGCGCAACGGCGAGTTTGAGGGCCGCTTCGGCTTCTGGTTCGACGTTTCATCCCAGCAGTACCTCGATACGCGCGGCACCCTGCCGATCCGCTACGAGTTGAAATAACCCCGCCCAGCAAGAGCTGGCACCACAAGGAGAAGAGAAATGACTAAAAAATTCGATAACGGCAGTTACGCCTTCCCATGTCCCGAAGACGAAAGGAACTATCGCGCTGATGGCATGACGTTGCGCGCCTACTTCGCCGCGCATGCACCCTATACCCTGGCCGATGTCGAAAATATATGGAGCGGTACGCAAGGTGATGAAAAGCCATCCGGGCGTGATCTGCTGGAAATGATGGTAGCCCTGCGCTTTGCATATGCCGATAACATGATTCGGGAAATGGACGAGGAGAGTGTGAAATGAACCACCCAATGACCCCAATCGAGCTTATCGCTTCGGCGCTCTCGATTATCGCAACTGGCGCCGTATTCTGGTGGGGATTCGGCCACCTGATCGACATGGCTATCGCTCTGTACGAGCGCTTCCAGGGCCGGGAGGAAAAATGACTCTCGCCGACATCGGACTGACCATTCTCGGGCTTATCATTGCCTACCTGCTGCTCTGCCTGATCTTCGTTCCAGAATACGAAGAAAAGGAGTGCGATGATGAGTAAGCCCATCACCCCAGCCAGGGTCAAGCGCCTGAACGCGATCATGTACGCAATCCAGCTCAAGCCAATGCCGATCAAGGCGCTCTATGCCGAGGTCGATCTCGGGCGCCGTGCGATGCTGACCCATATCCGGATGCTGCTGGACGCCGGTAAAATCGTCTACGTCGAAAGCCCTTCCGACCGCCGATACAAAGTCTACCGCATTGCACAAGGCGCGCTGCCGTTTGACGTTCAGACCGTCAAGAAAGACGCGCCACCGCCGAAGAAGCGCGGCCCGAAGCCAGGTTCAAAGCGGCCAGTCAACCCGGATTACGAATGCCGTAAAGTCAAGACTATTGCGGCTCAGCAGATCGGCATTGCACGCGATCCGTTGGTAGCTGCATTTTTTGGGACTACAGCATGAAGGCCACAATCGAAATTGAAATCGATATCCTCATGGACTCGATCCCAGCGATTGCCGCTGCATTGCACAAGGCAGCGGACGATTTGCAGGGCCTGACGCCAATCCGCAAAGGCTTGGGAATCTATCTGCTGGACCGGCAGGGCAATGATGTTGGCTGCGTGGAGCTATTCGGTGGCGCCCGCGATTACTTGCTTGCCGAGGCAGCTTAACCCCGCGCACAAGCGCATAAACCACGAAGGAGAAGTACATGCAACAGTTCATCGGCGTAAAATTGATCAATGCCAAGGAAATGACCCGGCTGGAATACAACCAGCTTCGCGGCTGGACGCTGCCAGCGGATGAGAATGGCGAGGATGATGGCTATCTTGTCGAATACATCGACGGCGGAAAAGCTAACCATGCCGACTTTGCTGGCTACATCAGCTGGTCACCAAAGGACGTATTCGAACGCGCATATCGCCCCACTGAAACCGGGATGAACTTCGGACTGGCTCTGGAAGCCCTGAAAGTCGGCAAGAAGGTGGCGCGCGATGGCTGGAATGGAAAAGGCATGTTCGTG